TAGGGGGGGTTAGCGTGGGAATTCCCTAGGGAATTTCCCCTGCGTAAGTCATGATAAGATGCGTTTTCGGCTGGCATGGCGCAATTGGTAGCGCAACTGATTTGTAATCAGTAGGTTGTGGGTTCGATTCCTACTGTCAGCACCAATTGGTAAGTGGGTTGCCCGAATCTTGGTTGCCCGATCATGCGCTTGGGAAAAACAGCCCACTTTCCAATTGTTGTAAATCTGGTTAATATAGAGTTATGAAAAAACCACCTAAACAGATTTTGGCTTTTATTAGCAAGCCCGAAACTTATGACAGCAAAGCCTTTGAAACTGCTATCCGAAATGAATTGGAATTAATTAAAGGCGAAATGACTGCCAGCGAAGAATTGCTGGTGGGAATGCTGGTCATGACTGTTGACACCCTTATTGACGCACAACTGACAATATTGGAATCAGGCATTGTTCATCATTACAACGCTGGACCATCCATGTCGCCCTATTTAAAAATCAGGACAGAATGTTTGGATAAGGCTGTAAAGATTATTAAAGAATTGGGCATTGTGGGTAAAACCAATAAACAACCTTCTGATGTAGATGAGTTATTCGATACTGCTTGAACCAGGATTTAAATATGCCATAGGTGTTGTTCGTGGCGATATAGTTGCTTGTGAAGATGTAAAAATAGCCTGTCAAAGATTTCTTGACATGGTTGAGCGCAAAGATGCGCCATTTGAGTTTGTCCCTGCCAAAGCAGAACACATCCTTAAATTCAGCAAATTTTGCAAACATATTAAAGGTCCAGATGCAGGAAAGCCCATTGAACTTGAGGGTTTCCAAGTCATGTTTCTTGCCGCCATTTATGGCTTTAGGGACAAGAAAGATCATGACAAAAGATGGGTAACTGATGTTATTTTGTTTGTGCCCCGAAAGTCAGGCAAAACAACATTGGCATCTATTATTGCCCTTTATGAATTGCAATTTGGCGAAATGGGTTCAGAAGTGTTTACGCTGGCTACCAGCCGTGAACAGTCATCCATTTGTTTTGATTCATCCAAGGCTATTTTGGATGGGATGGATGCCAAACTAAAAGCCAAATATGATCCATATCGACATGAGATAAAAAAGCGTGGCGATATTACTTCTACCTATCGTGCGCTATCTAGGGAAAACAGAAAGACAGGCGATGGTAAAAATCCATCATGCGCCCTGATTGATGAAGCGGCGCAAATTATTGAGCGCACCAGCATTGAAGTATTGCATTCGGGTATGGGTGCTAGGAAAAATCCCCTGCGTCTGTATCTGACCACAGCAAGTTTCACGAAAGAAACCAAATTCTTTGAAGATTTAAGTCATTACAGGGCTATCTTGCGTGGGGCGGCGCACGACAACTTTAGGTGGTTTGGGCTGTGCTATTCAATTGACCCAGGCGATAACTGGCAAGACGAATCCACTTGGTATAAAGCCAATCCTATGCTTGGCATATCGGTGACTGTGGAAGCCATTAGGCACATGGCAGATGAAGCCATGAGCAAGCCAGCCAGCCTTAACGAATTCTTGTGCAAGCAATTAAACATCTATGTGTCAGCAAATGCCGCATGGGTTGATCGTAGGCATTGGGATGAATCAATTAGACCCAAACCAAAAGACAAGCCAGAAGCCACATTCCTTGCTTTTGACTTGGCGCATAGCCGTGACCTTAATGCTGTGGTTACTTTACATAGGTATGGTGAAGAAGATTTGTGGGCTAAATTCCAGTTTTTCTTGCCAGAAGATTCATTGGATTTGATTCCTAACCATTACAAAAGCATATTCAGCCAAGCCTATCAATCTGGCATATTAAGGTTAACCCCAGGTAATGTGACCGATTTAAATGAAATTGAGCAATACATTAAAAACGAATGTATTGAACACAATATCAAAGAAATTGGATATGACCCATACAATGCCGCCGCATTGGTGGCAAATCTATATGCCGATGGATTGCCAGTTAAAAAGGTTGGTCAGGGCATGGCGGTGCTGTCAAACCCATCAAAAACTGCCGAACAATTGATATTGAAACATGGGATTGGGCATGATGGAAACCCATTTGTAGGCTGGCAATTGGGTAACTGTGAAGTCTATACAGATGTAAATGGCAATGTGAAAGTGCGTAAAAATGAGGCAGACCCATCGGCAAAAGTGGATGGAATTATTGCTTTAATCATGGCTTTACATTGCCATTTGGACAATGTTTTTGTTTCAGATTCCTATGGACTTAGATTATTTTGACGCATAAAATAGCGAAAACTTGGGGGATTTATGGGCATTCTTGATATTTTTAAACGCAAAGATACGCAACAGGAAAGCAATGCCCTGTTTGGTCAAACTGCCCTTGGTAATAATGTTATTTATCAAGGTGGACAGAAAAGCCCAACAGTATCGACACAAATTCTGTATGTCACAACAGGTAGCACCACAAATGCTGGTCGCCCTGTGGATGTGTCGGTTCTTTCCCGCAATTCAACAGTTATGTCTTGCGTTGGAATTAAAGCAAGAGCCTTGGCGCAATTGCCTATTCGGGTTATGGCGCAAGCGGAAGATGGCACTTATGTTGATGCGTTGAAATCGAATAAAGTTGGAAGTCGAGATAAGACAAAAGCCAAACAGGTTCATAACCTGTTAAATAGCCCTAACCATTTTCAAACAGCCTATGAATTTTGGTATCAATGGCTAATGTGGCATGAATTGCTTGGTGAATCTTTTACTTTATGGTGGAGAAAAGACCAAGATAACCCGACACAAACACCTTTGGAAATGTATGTGCTGGATAGCACATTGATTGCTGTGACCATCACAGATTTGCGTTATCCGTCATATCGTTTGTCTACTCCTAGTTATGGTTTTAGCAAAGACCAGCAATTAGCCGCCCATCAAGTCATGCACATCAAGGAAATGGGCTGGCAAGGTTCGTCAGGTTTCAACAAAGGCGTGTTGATGGCTGAATTGGTTGGACTTGATCAAGATATTGACCTGTATGCCAACTATGTCATGCAAAACGGCGCAAAACCTAGTGGAATGTTTACTACTGAGCAAGTAATTCCTGATGCCAAATACAAAGAAATTGCCGCCCGATTGAAAGAAGCATGGTCAAACATGGTGGGCAGTCGCACAAGTGACCCTTCTAAGCCTGGTCAGGGTATGTTGCTTGATCAGGGCATGAAATACACGCCCTTGCAAATGCTGACCATGCAAGACACCCAAACTGCCGAATTGAAGATGCAAACCATGAAGCGGATTTGCGGTTTGTTTGGTGTGCCGCATTCAATGTTGAATATTGGGGAAAGCAAATTTAATAATACTCAAACCATGATGGATGAATTTTATAAATCCACCATGTCGCCGCTGATTGTTAATATTCAGCAAAAATTAAAACAGCACCTTTTCCCAGGATTCCCAAATCTTTGCATTGAATTTGATACCCGCAATTTCTTGAAGGGTGCGCCGCTAGATCAAATGAATTTTGCAACTGCTGGCGTTAAAAATGGCATTATGACTCCTAATGAAGCCAGAGAATATCTAGGAATGCCTGAAAAAGAAGGGGCTGACGATTTGCTGGATATTGATGGAAAAGATGCCCCGATTCCTGGTTCTAGTCCACAAGATACAGGGGGTGGTGGCGGGAATCAGACTAAAAAGATGAATATCGGCGCAAAATAAAGTGTCCATTATTTTTAAAATAGTGGTAGCATCCTTGGCAACATACAAGCCAAATGGCGAACCCCCTAAAAAAAGGGGTCGCCCACCTAAAACAATATATGACATTGACCAATCAAAAGGCAATGGGGTTATTTATGACCAAACAAATGATGATGCTTTGCGAAGCGAAAATGGTAATCGAAAACCAAGACGCAAGCAAAGAGCCGACAGGCAAGATTAGCGCAAAAGTCACAACATGGGGCGCAAGAGAGGGCGCAGATGGGCGTAAATTCTTTTATAAGCCCGAAGGCTTTATGCAATGGGCTGAAAACTTTGCAAAAGAAGGTCGCCCTTTGCCAATGTATGTGAATCATGAATCGCAAACAATGCCTGTTGGTGAATGGACAGAGTTTGAATTTGATGATGATGGAATGACCGCAAATGGTCGTTTGTATATGAATACAACCACAGGGTCTGACCTTTATCAGATCATGTCGGAATCGCCTAATATGTTTGGCGGTGTTTCTGTTGGCGCATACGCTGAAGAATATCAATGGGTCAAAGAAGATGGCGAACCAATGACTGTTGGTAGCGATGACCCTTATGAAGATGGATATTTCCAGATTACTAGAGGTGGTCTGCGTGAAGTGTCTGTGGTCATTCATCCGAACAACCCGCAAGCCGAAGTTAAGAGCCTTGAATATTTCAGGGATGATGGCACAGCGGATTTAAAAGTTTTGGAAAAAGCCCTGCGTGATGTTGGACTGTCCAAAAAGGATGCGGTTGCCGCCGCATCTGTGTTTAAGCAAGTAATCGAACAGCGTGATGTTGTTCAAACTACTGCTGAAACTGCGCCAAATCAGCGTGATGTTGATGTGGAGGCAACCAAAGATGACCTGTTGAAACTGCTGGAACAGCGTGAACTGGTCAAAATCCTAACCCAACGAATCAAAGGTTAATCATGAAAGAAATCATCGAAAAACTGGATGCAATCGAAGCCGCTAATGTGGAAAAGATTGCCGAAGTGACCACTCAGGTCAAAACCGAAATCGAAACTGTCAAAGGTGAACTGACTGAGCAAGTCGCCGCCCTAGAAGCCAAGATTTCTACTCTGAAAGCCCCCGAAATCATCAAGCCTATCGCCAAAACTGTGCGTCAGGATGTGAATCGTTCGGTGCGTGAACAACTGACTTCCTTCTACAAAGAAGGCAAGCAGATGGATAAAGAAATCAAGATGTTTGCTGATGAAAGCCAATATCAGGCTTACATGAATGAAGCATCTG